TAGAATTTATCGTAGTCGTTGATAAAACCACTTAGTTGTGTTTGGTTTTGTGAACCTGGGGTTAGGTTAGTTCTCACAGAATCCTCAATCTTGACCCAACGACGTCCATCAAAGCGGAACAGCCTATTAGGTATATAATCTAATCTTAAATAGTAGTCGTTGACTGTTGGGCTAGTTGGGAATGAAATACCTGCGGCAACAGTTGTACCATTAGCAGGAACACCATCACCAGTTAAGTAACCGCCAACTTTATATGGAGTATTTTGTATAGCCTGTGGATCATCTATAGCACTACCTGATGGAGGAGTCGTAAGTGCGCTGGTATCATTTTCATCTGGGTCTGCAGGATATCCGTCATCTGTGACAGGTGCTACATAGATACTGCTGGTATCATATCCTGATGCTGGAACGTCTTGTTCTGCACGTTGTACGACAGCATCATTGATACCAATGTATTTGTCTAGTGTGCTGAGTACTTGTCCTAGTGTATCTGTGGTATTTTCACCAGCGGCGATCTGATTGATAATATCTTTGTATTCTTGGCTGTCTACCAATGGTTGTAGTTTAACACGCCATAGGTGCGGCCAATAAGTTGGAGCAAAACCTTCTGCTGAACGACTTGCATCTTGTACAGTAAAGAAACGTTTAAGTGCTACAGGCAAGCCTTGATCTAATGGATAGTAGTCAATGAAGTTAGGCATTTCTAACACGTCACCTACCATCAGTTTACGTCCTAGTATTTGCACCATGTCTTGATAGTGGAATGTAGCAAACATGGTATCGCCAGTTAGGAATAGACCAAACTGTGTCAAGTCAAAATCATTGTCATTGATACGATAGATAGTTCGCATGGTATACACGCTGGTGTCATATTTGCGATCACGATTTTCTAAAAACAGTAGATCCTGTATGCCTGTGATACCTGTGCTGAGTGGGCTGGTATTGCCAGGTTCTGTGGCACTGATATTGGGTTGAGCTAGCGGACCTAAATACAAGTGGATATTAACATCAACTCCACCAACGGTGAACATTTCATGCATACGCTTGTCAAAAAACGTATCGTCATTACCTTTGGTTGGTTTATAGAGACTGAGTCTTGGCATCAATGGATCCTAATTATCTAGTATTTATCGCCGTTGACAAGTCAATCAAAATGTGTTATACTGTATTATGGCTGAAATTACTACGAGTTTAGATTGGGCAGAAGTTAGCATTGAGCTGGAAAATGCCGCTAAAAAGATGAAGCGTTACGGCCCTGATATGTTGCGTATGAGCAATGGTATAGCCTCTATGGTTAAGAAGTTAAGCGAAGAAGAAGTAAACTGCCGCAGGATGGGCAAGCAAACACGCCAGCATAAAGAGCTAGTAGCCAAAATCAACGAAGAAATAGCCAATTTTGAATGCTATCTAACTTTTGGTGTGCTGTTAAGTGGTTGACTTTTTAACCAAAAGATGCTATAATACACATAATAAAGGAGTGATTAGATGCTCAGTGGATTTAAAAAACTCATAATCAGTAATGGTACCCTGGTGTTATTGGCTATTATCGCAGTGCCATACCTGCTGTATTCTTTATGGAATTCAGCGCCAGCCCAGGTTTGGACAAAACCAACTAAAGGTACTAAAACCATAGAAGAAATAATCAATACTCCAATACCTGATACCAAGGCAGATGGATTTGACCCTGACTTTAAATCAACAATAACTCCATTGGAAGACACAAAATGAACAGTGAACTTGAACGATTAGCTAAAGAGGCAGGATTACCTGTGACAGATAACCTAGAACATTTCTATCGTCTGGTGGGTGAACGCTGTGCTGATATGTGCGGTAGCCAAAGCGATCAGAAAAATCTACGCAGACATTTTGGCCTAGATTACTATGATGGACCCAGCCACTATCAAAATCAACGCCATGAACAAACACAGTATGACTGGAGCAAACATTACGTCAAGGAACAGAAATGAGCTATCAATGGAATTATAAGTTTACCTATCCACACAAGCCAGAAAGCAAATATCAACGCTTGTTCCACGCACAGAAGATACTTGAGCTGGCTAGGCATGTCATGCTGTTAGATACCGTGGAACCAGTGGTAGATCTAGCACAAGCGAATAAATATCTCAATAAGTTTAGATTGGAGAGATAACATGGGTACACCTGTATATATGGAAATAGAAGAAGCCTACAGCATAGTGCAGTTCGCTGGCGAAGCCTATGGACAAAGTAATTTGTTTGGAGCCCTGAACAGCATGGAAGAGAATTGGGATGATCTAGACAGCATGGAACGTGCGGCTTACAAACAAGTCAAACGTGAATTGGAACGAGAGATCAAAGCAGTGCGTATCTCAGAAGATGACGGGCAACCAGATTGAACAGCGCAGAACAACATCAACAGGAATTAGAACATCAACAATGGGCTAATGAACACCATATTTGTTCTATATGCTGTTGCGACTACACTGATGATGAAGGTGGCATACAAGGATACATAGGTATATTACCAACTAGTTTTTGCCCAACTTGTCTAAGTGGTGTGATTGATATGGTTGAACAGTTGACACAAGAATAAAATCCTGTATAATAAAGTTTAAACAAGAGAGGATAGCATGGCAATCAAGATCGATGGTATGAAAAAGAAAGCTAAAGTTACCAACATTAACTTCAGTGATGAAAAGTATACAGGTAGCGAGCCCAAATGGGACTATGATCGTGCCCTAACTTTTTCAGATGAAGAATTTGATCATCACTTGCGTAAAAGCCTCGCCTACTACAACTACTATTATGGCCCTAAAGATCTAAAAAAATATGTAGTAGACTATCTACGTAAAAACACAGAACAAAATCATAAAATGGATAAAGAAACTATCGATCGTTATGCTCGTTCAGCTGATAGCCTTACACCATTCACAGTCTGCGCACTGGTAAAAGCCCACACACAGGGTATGCCTTTACGGGATCGCCATGTTGATTACATTCTTGGTGCTGTCCGTCGCGCACTTGAAATGAAAGCGGATAATGATGAAGAATTTGATGTCAAGAAAGACGTTAAACCAGCTGTCCAAATTCCAACCATCCAAGACCGCATGAACGAAGTAGCTAAGAAACACATCTTATATTTTGAAATACTTGAAGATGGATTGTTCGCTGGGGAAACTGTAGATCCCAAAGCCTACGAATACCTAACAAAGAACACAGTTCCACAAGCGTTAATTGGTAAGATATCAGCAGTATTTGAACCACGCTACGCTGAACTTAAAGAAGCACGCAAGGGCGAAGACGAGCAATTAAAAGAAGGCTACAGCCATTACAAAGCCGCAGACTACAAACGCTGTGAAGCATTCTATGAAAAGCTATTCCAAGATTTAGCCGCTTACAATCAGACTAAAAAAGCCACTAAAAAAGCCGCAGTACGTAAACCACCACAAAAAGAAAAACTAGTCAAGAACTTGAAATATCTCAAACAAGACACAGCTACTAAATTAGTATCAATCAATCCAGTAGATATCGTTGGTGCTGAAGTGCTATGGGTCTACAATGTTAAAAATCGCAAGATTGGCAAGTATGTGGCAGAAGCCATGGGCGGTGTGCTAGGAATCAAAGGCACCACTATCACAGGCTATGATGCTACCAAGAGCATACAAAAAACACTTAGAAAACCTGAGGACCAACTTAAACAATTCCTAGCTTCAAGCAAAGTTGATTTACGTAAGTTTATTGAAAATATCAAGACTACTGATATCAAATTAAACGGACGTATCAACGCAGAAACCATATTACTGAAAGTTCAATAATCCCCTCGAGGTAGCGTAGTTCATTTGTTATCCTGCGGCTGAGCATAAATACATGAACAGCAACAGGATAATTAAATGACACAGATTGGCGCAAATTACGAAGCAGTACCAGACTTACCTGGTAATATCAGCTCAACGTCTAATAACCTAACACCTAATCTATCAGTATATACAGACAATCTGTATAACGGTAACACAGGTACAGGTGCTGGGCATATTGCCTTTGATGCTAACCTACAGGCACAGTTAGACACAGTAGCCAGCAAGCGTGCTGAAATCATTGACTATATCCGCTTACGCCTAGGCGATCAGATCGTAGATGTAGAAGCTGATAAAGAACACTATGAGATGGGTATCAATCAAGCCTTGATCCGTTACAGACAACGCAGTAGTAACTCACAGGAAGAAAGCTATGCATTCCTAAATCTTGCCCCAGAAACACAAGAATACATCTTACCTAACAGTATCATGAACGTTAGACAGATATTCCGTCGTGGTATTGGATCAGTATCAGGCACAACAGCCAGCCAGTTTGAACCATTCAGTTCAGGTTACTTGAACACTTATATGTTGGTAGCAGGACGTGTTGGCGGACTTACAAATTACGAATTATTTGTAGACTATCAAAAATTAGCAATGACTATGTTTGGTGGTTACATGAACTTTACATGGAACAAAGTTACTAAGAAACTGACTATCGTCCGTAAAATGCCATTTGGTTACGCTGGATATACTGGTAATAATGAAGATGGTAATGGACAGTATGAATCAATCTTACTTTGGATTGACAACTACAAACCAGACATCATGCTGTTGAACGATCACATGACATATCCTTGGATACAAGATTATGCTCTAGCATTAGTTTCAATGTCAATTGGACAGGCACGTGAAAAATTCGCTACAATCACAGGTCCACAAGGTGGTACAGCTTTAAATGGTACTGCACTCAAACAAGAAGGTAAAGAATTGCTTGAACGTTTAGATGATGAAATTAAACGTTATGTAGATGGTGCTATGCCTTTAACTTGGGTAACTGGTTAAAAAATTCTAGACTTTTCAATTCAACTATCGTACAATATTAATATTGTAAGGAGATTCTATGTCACAAGTCATTGGTATCGTGGGGCTGATTGGTGCTGGTAAAGACACCGTCGCAGATTATCTAGTTAATTTTCATGGTTTTAAACGTGAGAGCTTTGCCAACAGCTTGAAAGATGCTGTAGCACAAGTTTTTGGTTGGGATCGTGAGCTCCTAGAAGGGCGCACTAAACAAGCACGAGAATGGCGTGAAACCCGTGATGAATGGTGGAGTACCAGACTTAAACGAGACATAACTCCACGCTGGGTACTACAGTATTGGGGTACAGAAGTAGTGCGCAAAGGATTCCACGATGACATGTGGGTAGCTAGCCTAGAACATAGACTACTAACCAGCACTGACGATATCGTTATCACAGACTGTCGTTTTCCTAATGAAATTAAAGCTATCCGTAAAGCAGGCGGTCGTGTAGTGCGCATCAAACGTGGTCCTGAACCTGAATGGTTTGATGATGCTCTGAGCATGAATCGAGGACCTAGCCGCAATATGAGCTGGGCACTAAGCAAACATAACATTGAAAAATTAGGCATACATGCCAGTGAAACTGCTTGGGTAGGACAAAAATTTGACGCAGTATTAAACAATGATGGTTCGCTAGATGAACTATATCATCAGGTTGAGCGTGAAATTATCAATAATCAGGTACAAGATCGCCTTGACGCCATCCTAAACCCTCTCGGGCAATTTCATATTGACAGTTAGCACATATTGTTCTTAAATTAAGTATAGCATTGTTGTTTAAATCACCATCAACATGATAGACAAATAGCTGTTCTTTATATTTTGCATTGAAACCACACTTTTCACAGTGTGGTTTTCTTTTGTAGCCGTTTAACATCCATCTAGGTTTAGGCGCAGGTAATCCACGCTTCTTCCTACAACAGGTATCACACTTGGTCCTATAATAAGTTTTACCATGCATCTTATAGTTGACTGCAACGGGCTTTTTACCACAGATTTCGCATATTTTACGGTATTCCATATCAGTATTTAGCTTACTGTAGTGGATGAACCTTTCAAAGGGCACCTTAATGCACCAAAATTGCTGTTTACTTATAAATATATGAAAGCAATCCATTTAGAGGAACAATACTATGGCAACATTAAATTCACCTGGCGTATCAGTAACCATCATTGATGAAAGTCAATATGCGCCAACCCAAGCTGGTTCAATTCCGTTCGTGCTGGTAGCTACAGCGGCAAACAAATTGACACCCAGCAACACACTAGCAACTGGTACTACTATTGCCAATGCTGAAAAAGTTATCACAGTTACCAGTCAACGTGACTTGGTTAACTACTTTGGTACACCTAACTTTACACTAGATGCTGCGGGTAATCCAGTAAACGGTGACGAACAAAACGAATACGGTTTGTTGGCTGCTTACTCAGCTCTAGGTGTTACTAATCAAATGTACGTTCAACGTGCTAATGTTGACCTAGGACAACTAACAGGTACAGCAGTTCGCCCAACAGGTACACCAAGTGATGGTACATACTGGTTAGATTTAACTAATACTAACTGGGGCGTTTATGAATGGACAGCTGAAGACGGCTTTACATTAACACCTCCAGACATTATTACTTCAACAGCATATCTGAGTGGTGGTGTTCCTTTAAGTTCATATGGTGCTATTGGTGATTATGCTGTGGTTGCTACAAGTTCAAGCAATCCTATCTACTACAAAGGTTATAACAATAACTGGAGTTTAGTTGGCAGTGATTCGTGGAAAGATGTAGTTGCAACAGTTACTGGTGCTAATGCAAATCCAAGCCTAAGCGTGGGTTGGAAAATGGTTATCAACGGTGTAAATGTTACATTAACAGGTACGACAGTGAGTTCAGTGGCTACTAACATTAATTCAGCAGCTATCCAAGGGGTTAGCGCAAGTGCTAGTTCAACAGGACAACTGTTAATCTACGCAGACAGCCTAGCTGCAAGTAGCGGTAATATTGCTGTTAAAGATGGTAAACTAGCGATTAAATCAGGTACAACCATTGGTGGTACTGATGCTGCGGGTCCATTGGGTTTATTCCAAAGCCAAGCAACGATCAGTGCTAATGCTTATGTTTACAATGGCCCAACCATCACATTCAGCGGCTACACAAACCCACCAGCATGGAGAAACAGTGATGTAACTCCACGTCCAGATGGTTCAGTATGGTTTAAAACCACAGCTACTGGTAATGGTGCTAACTGGGCAGTTAAAGAATACAGTGCTATATTAAGCTCATGGCAACTACTAACAGCTCCACTATATGACACAGACAGCGATGCTATCTATGCTTTAGACGCAACAGGTGGTGGTGCAGGTATTCCAGTGGGACAAGTTTATGTCAAATATGACACACTAAGCACGACAACAGCTACATTCAAACCTTATATCAAGAACGTAGCAGGTGTATTGACAATCACAGGCACAGTATCAGGTGCAGGTGGTTCATATCACCAAAATGACAGCTTTACGATGGCAGTTAGCCAACCAGGTACAGCTACACTGGCTTCAGCTACAGTTACATTATCAGCTAACACAGCGGCAGCATTAGTTGGTGGTATCCTAGGTGCTAACTTACCAAACATCACAGCTGGTTTCAATGCCAGCGGTGCTATTTACATCACCCACACAGCAGGTGGTACTATCCAATTTACAGAATTAGTTGGTACTCCACTAGCTACAGCAGGTTTATTAAGTGATGCTAAAGTACAAACAATCGTGACTAACAGTGTATACTTGGCAAGTCCATTTACACCGTTAACTTATACATATAGTTTGACTGCTCCATATACTAATCCAACAGATGGTACGCTATGGTATTATAGCAATCCATTAGATGTAGATGTCATGATCAATGATGGTACACATTGGAGAGGTTACCATAATGTAACTAACGATGCACGTGGTTACAACTTGTCATTGACAGATGCAACTGGCGTGATTTTCGCTGCCAGTGCACCTACTACACAAGTCAGTGGTGGACAACTAGTCAATGGTGATTTATGGATCAACACAAGCATCACTGAATTAAGCAGTTATCCAGTACTAAGCCGTTACCAAGGTGGTGTATGGACACTGATTGACAACGCAGACAACATTGATGCCAGCGGTATCTTGTTCGCAGATGCACGTTGGAGTGCTACAGGTAATGTCAATCCAATCACTGACAGCTTGCCTTCAACAGTGAGTTTATTAACCAGCGATTACTTAGATCCAGATGCTCCATTGGCACAAGAATATGCACGTGGTACACTATTGTTCAACACACGTCGCAGTGGTTATAATGTTAAACAGTTTGAAAGTGCAGCATTTAATTCAACACAACTAGCTACAGTAACAGGTACACAGTCAGCAGCTTGGATCACACACAGTGGTGTAGATCCTACAACTGGCGTTCCATACTTTGGCAGCAAAGCACAACGTTCAGTGGTAGTCCGTGCGCTAAAAGAAGCTATCGCTTCAAGCACGACACTACGTGAAGAACAAACAGCGTTTAACTTAATCGTCGCTCCTGGATATCCAGAACTGATCCAAGACATGATTACATTAAACAACGATCGCACAAACACAGCATTTATCATTGGTGACAGTCCAATTGACTTACCTAGCGATTCAACAACATTGATGAACTGGGCAGACAATGCAGCTCTCGCAGCTGACAATGGCGAAACAGGTTTAGTTAGCCATGATGACTATGTAGGTGTTTACTATCCAAGTGGTTTAGCTACTAACTTAGATGGTAATTCAGTCGCTGTTCCACCAAGCCACATGATGTTGCGTACATTTATCCGCAGTGATGCAGTTGCTTATCCATGGTTTGCACCAGCTGGTGTACGTCGTGGTTTAATTGACAACGTATCAAGCATTGGTTATGTTGATCGCACAGACAATAACGTATGGCGTAGCATTGGTGTTACAAGTGGTTTACGTGATGTATTATACGAAAACGAAGTTAACCCAATCACAGTATTACCAGGTGTTGGTTTAGTAGCATACGGTCAAAAAACACGTGCTCCTTCAGCTAGTGCAATGGATCGTATCAACGTAGCTCGTTTGGTAGTTTACTTACGCACAGTTCTAGCTAAAGTCGCAGCTCCGTTCATTTTTGAACCAAATGACGCGATTACACGTAGTCAAGTACAATCAGCATTCAACGCTGTATTCCACGATTTAGTTGCTAAACGTGGTATCTATGACTACTTGGTAGTTTGTGATACAACCAACAACACACCAAGCAGAATTGATGCTAATGAGTTATGGGTTGATATCGCGATACAACCAGTTAAAGCTATTGAGTTTATTTACATTCCAGTACGTTTACAAAACACTGGTGCAGCTTTAACGATACAATAATATACGCAGTTAATGGGAGTGGCAACACTCCCCTAACGCGATAGAAAAATAGGTAAATACTATAAAGTATTAAAGGGAAAATAAGATGGCAACATCATCATTAAGTAATTTTACAGTACCGTTATCAACAAGTCAAAGTGCCAGTTCACAAGGCTTGTTAATGCCAAAATTAAAGTTCCGCTTTCGCGTGACTTTCTTAAACTTTGGTGTTACACAACCTACAACTGAGTTAACAAAACAAGTTATTGACTTCAAACGTCCAACAGTAAGTTTTGAAAACATTGAAATTCCTATCTACAACAGTAAAGTTTACCTAGCTGGTAAACCAACCTGGACAGAAGTTACATGCAATCTACGTGACGACGCATCAGGTGAAGTTACTAAACGTGTTGGCGAACAGATGCAGAAACAATTTGACTTCTTTGAACAAGCATCAGCAAGTTCAGGCATTGACTACAAATTTACCACACTGCTTGAAATCCTTGATGGTGGTAATGGCACAAGCACTCCAAACGTTCTTGAAACTTGGGAACTAGATGGATGCTACTTAATGTCAGCTGACTACGGTGACGTTAACTACAGTGAAAATGCTCCAATTCAAATTGGATTAACAATCCGTTACGATAACGCACTACAAACACCACTAGGTGGCGGTATTGGTTCAACAGTAGCAAGAACACTAGGTACAGTAATTACTGGCTAATCTAGACGACAATTACAAAAGCCCAGTTAATTCTGGGCTTTTTTTTGACGATAAATAACTGTATGAGTCAAAACAATATATTTGGACAACTGCTCCAAGCCATAGCACCACAAGAAAACATCCGCGACTATCAACATGCCGCGCGAACTTTCATTGACAGCTTATATAGACTAAGTCCTAAATATCAAAGCCTATTCCATGTGTACATGGACATCAACACAGACATATCTGGTATACAACAGGTTGCACAAATTGAAACAGGTATGATGGCTAAACAGGTAAACTTGCCTAAGTTCACTGTAGCAACTAAAACCTACAATGCTTATAATCGCAAGACAGTGCAACAAGAAAAAGTATCATACGATCCAGTGAACATTACTTTCCACGATGACAGCAGTGATGTGGTACGTAGCTTTTGGAAAGATTACTTTACCTATTATTACAGAGACAGTGACTATGGTTCTCCAGGTGGTAATATGGATCGCTACAAAGACAACAGCAAGTATAAAACACGTCAACAACAAAATTGGGGATATACTCCAAGAACAAGTAATTCAGCTAACTTACCATACCTCAACAGTATCCGTATATACAGCCTACACCAAAAACGTTTTAGTTCGTATACACTGATACGTCCAGTTATCAGCACATTCCAACATGGTACGCATACTACAGGTGAATATGCTCCAATGGAACATACCATGACTGTAAACTATGAAGCGGTACTGTATGATACAGGACCAGTCAGTGACGGAACAGTATTGGGCTTTGATGGAATACATTATGATCATACTCCAAGTCCACTAAGAAACTTAGGCGCACTGGTAGGTGGTGTTGAAAGTATATTTAATAATATAGAAAATGGTGACTTAGGCTCAGCAGTACAAAATTCGTTCAATGTCTACAACGTTGCCACAGGATCTAATTCACAATTATTACAAACACCTAATCTCAATATCCTAGGCATAGGACAGACAATCTTACAAGGACAGAATCCACTCAGCACAGTGTTTGCTCCAACCAGTGCCACGGTTAATCAAGGCTTATCAGGTTCATTGACAGCACAGCCTGGATTAGGCAGTGTGACAAATGCACTGAACATCAATGGACAAAATAATAATTTACCTAGCAGTAATCAAGGTATAGCAGGTTTATTCTAGGATACGACCATGGCGATCAACGGAAATCTACCTAATCAAACACCAGCAAATGCAACCACTAATTATTTCAATAATTACTACACGCAGACTCCTAGCATCAGCCCTTATGCTAATGATGCTGTGATCGCTTACTTCCAAGGATTGACTGGTGATACGGATACAGGCAAGAATCTAGCGGCCGCAGTTATCTATACAGCACTGCAACAAAATATAGATCCAATGGGCATCATTGAACAATTAAAAGTCATCAGCGACAAGAACAAATTAACCAGTCCACAGTATACCAGCTATATTGATCCCAATCAACAGGACACTGATGTGACTACAGACAATGGTACTACATGGACCACAGGCAATGTACAGTATGCCAAACCTGGACCCAGCACAGCATATACTAGCATCAGTGAAGTAGATGCTTTCTTAACCATGTTCCTCAATTTCAATCGTGTAGGTACTAGCCTGTTAGGACTCAGCAACAGTCCACAGACTAGCAAATACATCCAAAGAGCTATTCTTCCCTAATCATGGCCAAGTATGCCCAAGGCAAATATACTGTTAAGAATCCTGAAAAGTATATAGGTAAACGCAGTCCCACTTATAGAAGCAGTTGGGAGTTTACTTTCATGAGTTTCTGTGATAACAATCCAGCCATAATAAATTGGGCCAGCGAAGCCATCAGCATTCCTTACTTTAATCCAGTCAAAGGACGACAGACAATCTACGTGCCAGACTTCTTGGTAGTCTATGTAGATGCTAACCAAAAGCAACACACAGAAATAGTAGAAATCAAACCCTCAACAGAAACTACCATGGAGTCAGCTAGGAGTTATCGTGATAAACTCATGGTAGCGATGAACATGGCTAAATGGGCAGCAGCTGACAGCTGGGCTCGCGCTAATAACATGCGTTTTAGAGTCGTAACAGAATTTGATATCTTCAAGAATCAGAAGCGATAAATATATGTATGACACAACGATTAGAAGAACTATTCAATTTGCCACCTGCTGAAGGAACCACAGCAGAATCAGCCAAAACAACCATAGAAGAAAACCGTGAGATAATCCAAGCAGTAGACACTGCCATTGATAAGATTGATGCGGCACTACCTTATGTCAACGATTTAGACACCAGTGACAAAGAATTAGATGATCTCAGCGATCTTGCTAAAGAGAAGTTTGAAGATTTAATTTCACTTGGCATGAACGTTGAAGCACGCTTCAGCGGACACATCCTAGCCACAGCAGGCACCCTGCTAGGACATGCTATTACAGCCAAGCAAGCCAAGCTGGATAAGAAACTGCGTATGGTTGATTTACAGCTGAAAAAAGCACGTTTAGATGCACAAATCGCCAAAGATAGTGACAAATCTGATGGTGATAAGATCATAGATGCAGAAGATGGACGAGCAGTAATACTAGACAGAAATGAGCTGTTGAAACAGATTTTAGGCACGAAATCAAAGGATTAAATCTGCCAAAATCAGATAAATAACACTAAGAGGATCCTAAAGCATGAAAAATTTTACACAATACCTATCAGAAGTACAAAAGACTTACGAATTCCGTGTCAAGTTGGCTAACATTGACCCAGCAGATTGCATGGACCGTATCAAGTCAGCACTTGAAACTTGGCAACTACAAGAGATATCACCAGTTAAACGTTTACCAATACAGGAAAACGTTGCTGAATTTCCTAGTTTTGGTCCAACAGAAATCTATCAATTTGACGTAAGCCTAGCATATCCATGCATTGATGCACAGTTACGCCAATTGATTTCAGAACGCTGCAACATGCTAGCTTCAGCTATCTATGTTGTGCCACGCAGTCATCCAGAAGAACAATGGCGCAGTGGTGAAAACAGTGAACTACGTGAATATGTCCAAGGTGAAAATGTCCTAACACAACCACTACCAGAAGCTGATGCAGAACAAAAGGCTGCTAGCAAGGCTTATGCTGGTGCAGAAAGCATCCTTAAAGAACTAGCACCAACTAAGGATCGTTGGACAGTTGCTGGTGATGATAACACCATTGGTGGACAACCAGTAAGTTCATATGGTAAAACAACCAATGACATTCCACAAGGCAAGACAGATCCAATTGGTAGCAAACAAAATGCTATCCCTAACCCAGGAAAGAGCTTACGATAATGAGCGACATGAAGATGTATGACATCCTAGGTAAGTTCAAAAACCTAGATCCTGAGTTTAAACCTTTGGATCAGGTTGAACGAGCTAGCCAACCTGTTTACCAAGAGGTAGAACCTCGCGGTAGCATCACACAGGCTGTCAAAAAACTTCAAGAAAGTTTCGCTGAGTTTAAAGAAGCAGCAGTACAACCCAAATATGATTATCCTGATGTCAAACAACAACGCCAAGCACAGGCAGCTAATGATGCTAGTGATGCTGATTTAACCAAAAGCGCAGATCCAGAACTAGCACAGTTTGCCACACAGGCTAGATTTAAAAAAGCAAGAGCTAAAAATGATGTTGAAGCTATCGCTGGTGCTGCGGTTAGCATGCAAAAAGAGTTAGAAAAAGCCAAAGCCGCTGAAGAAGAAAATCGTGAAGCATTAAGGAAAAATCAAGAAATCATCAAACAAACAAATGATAGATTCGCAGAATTGAATGCTAAAGTAGCATCAGGTGATATCACACCACAAGATGTTGAAATCGCCAAAGCTGCCCAAGACATTGAAAAACAGGCTAGTGCTGCCCAAGCCGCAGTAGCCACACAACCAACAGCGGCAGTTAAACAAATTAAACAACCAACAGTTAAGATTCCTACGCAGATGCCAAAAGCTGTTAAACCTGCTCCAGCCCAACAACAAACTGCACAAACACAAACGGATGTTACAACCCCACTGGCTGTTACACAACAATCTTCAGGCGATGAACCTATTGACACGAGCAATATACTGCAATTTCCAAATCAAGCTGGACAAAAAACAAAAAAAATAAAAGCAGATGCAGAAACAAAAGTAGCTGAAGGTTGGTTTTCAGGTAAAGACAAACAACAATCTTTAAATTTTGATCAAGGACCTGTGCTTAACACAACTGTGAGTTATATAAATTTTAATAACCAACAGTTAGGTAAAATGTTACAGAATCCACAGTTGAATAGTGTGCCTTTGAGATTTCCAGATGGTGGTACGATTAACTTAACAAGACCAATGGCTGAAAAATTAAGTTTAGCACTGAGATCAATTAAAGATCCAAACATGGCACAAAGTGTTGCTGCTGATGTATTAGGTAATAGAGCAACGGCTTCCAGATACATCACTCAAACCAAAGGTGATAAAAGACTGCACTTTTTTTACAATGTTAAACCAAATGAAGTTGGGAAAGCAATTAATTATAATTTGAAGGTAAATCCACAAAATCGTTTCTATAGTTTGGATCAGGAGAATCCCTATGCCACTAAGGCATTTGGAAAACCACAACAACTATGGGTTTCTCCGCCACGTGGTAAACCAGCAGGAACACAACAAGAATCTTTAGGAAAAACAACTATGAAAGACATTAACACTTTAACTAAACAACTAGCAGAAGCTTACATGGGCTTCAAAGAAGATGCCAAACCAGACTTCTTAGATCTTGACAAAGATGGTGACACTGAAGAACCAATGAAACAGGCTGCTAAGCAGGCTAAAGAACATGAGCCTGCAAAAATTGATAAAGATGCTGTTGCTAAACGCAAACGCCTACAGGCAATCAAAGATCGCCAAGAAGATGAACGTGCTGAAAAGGGTGAAGACACTAAATCAGCAAGTCGTTTTGTTAAAGGTCGTGCTTACGGTGGT